AAATATATGTGTTTCATATTTAATAAATTTTTTAAATTATTTTTTCAATCTAATTTTCATTTTTTTTAAACATTCTTCTCATAAGCTAATTTTTTATTTTAATTACACTGTGTCATTGACACTGTGTAATTGTTGGAGCAATATATATTCAGCTTTAGTGTTTTTACGTAATGCTAAAGAACAAATTACATCTTCTCAGGGAAGAGATTATGTGAGGGGTTTGCAATGAATCTGTATCTTTTTGAAAGATGGAAAATTGAAGTTTTACGTATGTGAGCTAAGCAAAATCGAATATCAAAGGAAGGAGCATTAGATGAATAATATTCCACATGCAAACAAGTCATTCTGGCTAGCCCACTCAGGCGAATATATTCCCTCACCACCTCTTAGAGGTAGCATTGAAGTAGATGTGGTGGTTATTGGAGGAGGGTTTACTGGATTATCTACTGCTTATCACATAAGAAAAGCCGACTCTGCTGCTTCCGTGGCTGTTCTTGAAGGTGAATGTGTAGCATTTGGTGCCTCAGGCCGTACATCTGGTTGGGTTGTGCCAATTCCCGTACTTGATCCCACCACTGCAAAAGTACTTTATGGCAAAGAAAGATTAACTGAGCTTCAAAATTTCGCATGGAATGGTCTGGACTATGTACAGGACCTCATCAAACGCGAAAATATGGATAGTGATTTTGAAATGCCCGGTGTGACATTTACGACACTTCGCGGCCATGAAAAAAGATTAGAGCACTTTACTCAATATTGGCAAGATCAACCTCGCTCAAAAGACAGTGTCTATATGGATAGAGCTACAGTAAGCCAAGCTTTAAATAGCGATGCATTTTCTGGTGGATGCCGAATGCCACATTCTGGGCAAGTCAATCCTGTGAAGCATTCTCGAGAACTCAAGCGAATAGCTGAAGCTGCGGGCGCACAAATTTTTGAGCAAACGCCAGTACTGGATATAGAAGATAAGGAAAAATTCTTTATTCTCAAAACCCCAGAAGGTGAGGTTAGAGCGAAACATATTGTATTGGGAACAAATGGTTTTACTCATTTATTGCCACCAGAATTGGGTCTAAAACGCGCACAACTTCCAATGTTTGTATATCAGTTAATTACTGAACCTTTAACTGATGAAGATTGGAAAGCACTTGGTTGGAAACATCGTGGTCAGTTTTATGACAAAACAACCTATTGTCCTCCAACCTGTAGAACGACTGTAGATGGAAGATTGCAATTTAACCTATGTGATATCTATGTAGGAGAAGGGCGTTCTATGGATGAAGCACAGAAAGTGCAATTTTATGATGCCGCTGAGCGAATGTATAAAAAGGTATTTCCTGCATTTCAGAAATTAAAAATTGCTCAACGTTGGAGTGGTGCTTGTTCTATTCCTTTTGACGTAAGGTCGCAAGTGGGCACACTTCATAATGGTCGTATTTCTTATGCCTATGGATACAGCGGCGCAGGCGTAATGATGTCACAAAATTATGGCCGAATTTTAGCTGATCTCGCATTGCAACGTAAAACTGAGCTTACCGAGCATTGGTTTGTTGCCAATGGAGAAAAAGGACACGCTAAATTTAAACGTTTCCCATTAATTCCGGGTCTCATCGCTGCGCTACGTACTTATTTCGAATACGAACGAGTATCAGCACTTTCTAGGAGAAGACGTCTTGGACTCGATTAAACAATATGATGATGGGCACGTATTTACAGCGTGGGTTGCATTAATCGGTATGGTAATGGCTGCCACTTGCTTGTTTTGTTTTCTTGCAGTTACAGGATTTGATTTACATCAAATATTTAAACCTGAATTTGCATTAACTTTGTCGGCAAAAGACCAAGCCCTTTTCAGAACTTCAATGATTTCTGACTGTTTTGGGTTTTATCTTCCTTTTCTGGCTGTAGGTGTATATCTGTGGAGAAAGCTACGTCCTTCAGGTGGATTATTGTCGGATATAGCTATTTTGTTCCTTGTGATTTCAACAATGTTAGGCATAACAGGGGCTGCTTTACAAGCCTCTGTGTTAGGACCACTTGCTGAAACATATATGTCTGGAAATGAAATAGCTAAGCAGGCAGCGGGCACAGTTTGGGCCACCATTTCGCAAGGCTCGCAAAATGGCTTATGGCCAATGGAAGGACCGACCATCGGTTTTTGGGCAATAGTCAACGGACTACTTCTGAGAAAAAACAAATCCGCATTAGGTTTCCCACTGGTTCTGGTTGGCTTGGGATATGTTGGATTTGCTGTGCTTCTTTTCTCAGGCTTTTCTCAAGCGGCTTTATTCCTTGAACTGTTCTTATTACCAGTGCAAGTAGTTTGGTTAGGTATTTTCGGTTTGAGTTTATTACAAAGATAGATGTAAAGAATTTTAGAGCCATGTTGTGAAATATGGCTCTAAAAATAAAAAACTATTCTAAGGATTTAGGGAAATAACAACGAAAAAGGATATAGGTATGAATGGAATGTCAACTAATAGGACAAATCCGATTTTAATAGGAATGCTTGCCGTATTTGTGAGTAACATTGGTCACGCTTCCGCTCTTGAACAATCAGGTCAATCTATTTTGCCATTTCTTGAAAATGGGAATTATGCAGAAGCAAATTTTTTTGCAGTTGATTCATCTGTTTCTGGCATAGTCAACGATAGAGCCGATCTTGTACGAGATCATCAAAGTCGTGATACAGGTGATATTGCAGAAAGTACGCAGTTCTATACAGCTGCTCTAAAGTTACAACTCACAGATCAATTAAGTTTTGGTATGTTATACGATCAGCCTTTTAGTGCTGACATTAAATATCCGGCACGTTCTAATAATAGTTACTTTGATAATGATGTTAGCCATCAAGGTACATCAGTAAAAGCTGATACTCAAAATTTAAGTTTATTATTCGGATATTCTCCATATCAGCATTTTCAAATTTATGGTGGACCTGTTTATCAAACTGTAAAAGCAAATGTAACGCTTAGAGGTAATGCCTATACTCAGGCTTTTAATGGCTATAATGCTAAGTTTAAACAGCAAGGTGAAGTTGGTTGGTTGTTGGGAGGGAGCTATCAACTACCTGATATAGCATTAAAAGCAGCAATTACATATCGGTCTAAAATCAAATATAAATTTCAAGTGGAAGAAGATATTTTTGGTGAACCATTAAAACTTGTTGAAAATGAGAAAACCCAATTAGAGACTCCAGCATCATTAAATATTGATTTTCAAACAGGTATTTCTGAAAAATCACTTGTTTATATGAATTTAAGATGGGTGAATTGGAAAGAGTTTGAAACTCGTCCTCCACAATATGGAGCTCTTTCTGAAATTTTAATGAAAGAATTAACCAATGGCGAATATATTCAAGGATTCAAGCTCGATTCTTACCAAAACGATCAATATAGTGCAACTTTAGGAATTGCACACCAATTTACAGAAAAATGGAGTACTTCAACAGATGTAAGTTGGGATTCAGGTACAGGTAATCCTGCATCAACGATGGGACCCATAAAAGGTTCATGGTCACTTGGTTTAGGCGTCCAGTTTAATCCAGCTAAAAACTACTTTATAACTGGTAGCTTAAAATATTTTTGGCTAGGTGATACTAAAACTGAAGATGGGACTTATTACTTGCCAATAGAGGGAATCAAGCCATACGCAGAACAGGCAAATTTCAAAAATAACCATGCAATTGCGTATGGTTTGAAATTTGGATATTGGTTTTAAGAAGGGTTGATAAAGCCTTATACAATGGCAGTAAACAGCATTGTGTAAGGCACTGATACTTGTTAGGTATGCTTAGAACACTTAGCCAAACTATGGTCACAGTGAAAATCAAGTGACTTACTAATATATGGAGAGTAGCAAAGCCTTATATACGGTAGGTTTTTAAATCTTTTATTTAACATAAAATGAAGTTATGCGACTTCAGAATGACGAAGTTTACTTAATTGATTTTAATAGTGTTTATTTCTTAATATTGCATTTAATAGGATATTGTTTACACATCTCTTTTGCGAATGCTTCACCATCCTTAAATTCTTCTTTACTTACTATCTCTTTTTTATTTTTATCTGCAAAATCAATACCTTCCTGAAACGCTTTTTGTTGTCTTGACTGTTGCTCTTGTCCTGTTACATTACTATTTTTTTTGCTAGGATTGGGCTGATCATTTGCAAAAGTCAGGGTTGATAACATAGCTAAAATAAAAATTATTTTCTTCATAATAAAACTCTTAGGTTGAATGTTAATTGATTTAAAAGTTGTGTTGACACAACTTTTTTGGTTCGAAATATTTTTTTGTGATTAATCTCTCATTAATTCTTTGCTTTTGTTGTGAACAATCATCATTTTGAGCATATCTTTTAACTGCTCCCGTTCTTTTCCTCCAAATCTTTCAACTTCACGGAATAAAATTTTAAGATCACCATTTGTTCCTAGCTCTTCATCATTAAATAGGATCATATCTGAGCTAACACCAAGAGCGATAGCAATCTTTTTAATCGTTGATGCTCTTGGGTCACTACCTTCTTTTAATGCACTACTAACGGTACTTGCAGGTAAATTTGCAAGTTTGGATAGCTCTTTTTGATTAATATTTAACTCTCTACATAGACGTTTAATATTAGTTGAAATGCTCATTTAGACCGTTATTCCGTTTCAAATGTATCTTTATATCTACTTTATTACTATTTAAAACGAAATGTTGAATTATTTTATTGATTAGAACGTTAATCTGTTGTATAAAACGTAATATCGTATTATTAGAACGAAATAGTGTTATGAGTAGCATTTCTTTTAGTTCAAACCTTGATTTTATACAGGCTGCTTTCAATCAAATTGCCAAGATCGTTGCTGAACATGGTCATCCATGCCTAGACGTATGTTGTCCTGCCGAATCTACAGAAAGATGTCTTGATCATTTGGCCGTGGTTGCAAGTGACTGGTCATATGACTATTCACTGATTGATGCCCACTTAGAAACCTATAAAAAAGCCAATGCTGAAATTCGTGAATTTCTAGGAGAGTAGGGTGATGGACAAGGCATGTGAACTAATTAATAAAATCCAAGACTTCGATAAAAACATTCATCAGCTTATAGAAGTCTATGAGCAATCTAATTCCATCATGGATGAAATTGTCTTAGCTGCGACTTATTCAGAAATTGATCTTCGTGTTTGCCAAAACCTTAAAGATTATTTGAATGGTGTTGTTCAGAACAAATTAAACCATTGCCAGCAGCTCATCACTAAAAAACAGAAACAGCCACAGGACAATTCAGTCGTTCAAACATTTGAACACAAAATAGCCAATGTACTAAAAAACACGGTACATCCAAATCAGCAAGGTTCTCAAACCCCAATTTATAATATGCGGGAAACGATTGATCAAATCTGCATCATGTACCCAGACATAGAGGTCATAGCCACGCAGACTTGCGTAGCCTCGACTGATACGCAAGTCGAGTAGCGGTCTGATTTCTGCATAACTTATATTATGTTACTTAGGATACTCAGCAACGTGAATTATAATCGTAGATATTCACGTTGCTGAGCTGTGGCAACAAACAGTATTGTGTAGGCCACAGTCTTAGATATTCTATTTAACATAATATACATTATACGAAATGGTATATTTATGCCTTTGTTTGTGTTGGCTTTTTTACCATTTCAGCACCCATTTGCGTGCAATGTGGTTTGTGAGCACCCAACTCTAAATATCGTGATGCTGGTTTAAACTTAACGCCACAGTCAGCGCAAACAACTGATTTAAAATGATTTATATTGATCATAGCGATTTAACTTCCTGTTTCTTCGCATTGAAATCTAACGCCACTAATACAGCCTTTGGCTGTTTACCTGTGAAATCCCAATCAAAGATCATTGCAGCCTCGGCTGGTAGCTTCTGGTGCATGTAATCATTAAAGAACTGAGCGCCTTTAATCTTGTAATCAGTCGATTTAAAACCGATGGCGCCTTGTTCTTTCTCACGCTCAGAATATTCTTGCAGCACAGTTACAACCGTGTTTGAAAACTCGATTGTTTTGCCTTTGTCGTCTGTAAAGTCTCCAGCAGCCTTACGGATGCCTGTAACTGTCATAATTGGATGTTGTGAATTATTCATTTGCTCACCTTTAAGCTACTGATTTAAATTGCGATACTGGTGGCTCATACCACTCAGGCAATTGTTGGGAAAAGTCGATTTCTACGAGCTTCATAAATGGAATGACATTTTTAGCCTTGTTGTCATGCAAGTTCTGCAAAAATGCCTTTGAAAAGCCACATTCGCAAAGTTCAGATAAATGTCTATAAAACGTAGGCTTAGGAAGCATTTCAGCTAATTTCTCTAAGCCATGCTCACGAACTAAACAGTACGTAGAGTAAATATTTCGGATACGTGTTTGAGAAACCTTACCGCTATTGGTAACGACAACTGGCGAGTTAGATATGGCTTCCAAAACACTTTCATCATTAATCAATTTCACAGTTTGACCTCTCATGGCATCAAAAATGCTGTGCGTTGCCTTTGTCCAAAGTGTTTGAAGTAAATCAGGATTTGCCTTCTGAAATGCTATGAGTTCATAAAGGTTCGTAGGTACTCCGTTACGTTCAAGCCAACGTTTTTTTAAACGTGATTCAAAACGTAATAGTCCGACCGTCCAGTTGATTAAACGTGAATCGGACATAACATCAACAACTCGTTGAGCTGCCTTGTCATTCTTTTTTGCCAGTTGCTTAAGTTCTTCAAACTGGGAAAGAAATTCATCATGCTTTAAATAGCATTTATGGTTTACAAGTCTGGACGTCTGGCCACCCCAATACACAGAGCTATCAAACCGCTTATTGGAAAGTCTAGTTTGACCGCTACTGACATTAGCCAGAAAGTCCAGAATCTTTTTAGCCGTTGTCTGATCAGACAACTTGGCAGAATACGTAACGTCAATATGTGAAACCCAAGCACGTTCCCAATCAAGCATACGGGTAAGCACTGGGTAAGCCATGTGTAAGAAGCCAATCATCTCATCAGCACCCTGCTCTATGTCATCCGATCCAAAAACGTTATGGCCCTGCAACAACTTTGCAGGCGAAGCCTTAATCTGTACATAAGGTTCATAACTAGCATCGAAAAACACTTTCATCGCCATACCTGTGTAATGAGTCGGTACAGACTCATAAGGATGGAATAAAGCAGCAGCAGAAATCGAACCGTCATCATTCTTATGAACAGAACGAGACGCAAGTGGAATTTCTATGGTGTGAAGATCAATATCTACAAAAAAATAACGCCCTTCCGCATCTACTGAGTAGAAGCTGGATTCAAATGGCGCATTTATGCAAATATGATCTAGCATGGTCTAATTACGCATGTATACAAATAACATTTAGCAGAATTTAATACAATTACACATGAATAGCAAGCACATATAACACATATACAAGTAATATTGTATGCAAGTTAATAACCGTAAAATGTGATCAAAATGGCAGTAACAGTACGTTTAAATGACAAAGAGCAAGAATCTCTTAGAAAGAAGTGCGTAGAACTCAATAAAATTCTGATCAATAAAAATCTACAGCCGATTAAGGATAGTGAGCTAGTGCATATAATCCTTGATCAAGCTATCGATAACGTTGAAATATCAGCAAACGGGAAAGTTGTTGTTAGGAACTCTAAAGACCTCTAAAAATTCCGAAATATCGGAATAGAGTCCACCATTAGACAGCATATAGAAATAATAAATTCTCAAATTTGAGACTAGAGTCCACCATTAGAAGACGTGGACTCCCCCAACCTTTCAAAATTCGCATAATGCAGATTGATGTTAAAAAGCCCCGTGAGACTGTCTAATCTTCTCACTGGGGCTTAGTAACATAATCTGGACATCACATTATACGAAGTGTTATATAGTTAACACTTTGATTCATATAGCTTTATTAAGCTGCTTCCACACCATCAAAATCCAAAGCTACTAACACGGCCTTTGGTTGTTTGCCTGTGAAATCCCAATCAAAGATCAACTTAGCTTCGGCTGGCAACTTCTGATGCATATAATCATTAAAGAACTGAGCGCCTTTAATCTTGTA